TATCTTTGCATTCAAATCACCACCGGGGGCAATATTGTTAAGATATTGTGCCAAATCTTGCCCAGCAGATGTGCGAACTTCACCACCACCACCTTCAGGGGTTGTCAATGAGCCCCACCCGATCTCCGTGATAGGAAGCGTTGGGATCAGATCTATGGTTAGTTTGCTCTGCTTTTCGCGTTCTAGTATGACAGCTTTATCATAGATTACCTTTGAAACACTATCAATAATATTTTCTAGTTCATTTAGTCGGGAGACATTCTTTGTTTTTTCCCGCACCTCGATAAACATATCTTTTAAATAATCTGACACTTTCAACTCCTTAAATAATAATGTCTGCGATTCCTAGTTCAACCGCCTCTTCTGCAGTTAAATAAACATTAACTTTTTTCTCCAGAAGCTTTTTTAAATCTTTCTTAGTTAAATTGGTTTCTGCTATTAGTGCATCACTATACATTTTTTGTATCTGCTCAATTGCATCCATCTCGTTTATAAGATTGTGAAGGGGGCCATGGCTACCACCAATAACAGAGTGAACCATTACTCTGCAGTTTTTGCCGATGCAGCGCTTGCCCTTGGTTCCTGATGCCAACAACAAAACACCCGCTGACATTACCTTGCCCAAGCCAACTGTGTGTATCTCAGTGCGCTCTCTTATGACCCTCATAACATCGTACATACCAAACATGTCATCCGCGGAACCACCATAAGTTGAAATATAGAATTCAACAGGCTTGCTTTCCTCAGAAATTCTATTAATTTCATCCATGTAAATCAGAGCGTGAATTAGCTCAGCTATCTTGTCATCTGAAACGTCGGAAAATAATCCAATGACTCTCAGATCTGGTTGCGGTGGTTGAGACAAAATCCTTTCAAGCTCCTCATTAAGTTGCTTTTGTTCTGACTCACTAATTTTGTTTTTCCCATTGATGCGATCAAGTATCTTGCCTATCATTTTCAATCCTCCAGAATTTGTATGCTTCTTCTCGATGGACAATAAGGTATTTCATAGCCGACTCCCAGTCGTTAAATCCTATGACATCTCTGAACGTATCAGGTGTGTTTTCTAAAACCCAACTAATGCTCCTTTTTTGAAAGCCTGCTCTTTCCTTATTAATATTATCTTGAAAATTGTTAATTACTTTTTCTTCTTTATTAGATTCTTTAAGTTTTATCAACATAACTTCCTCGGCAATTTTGTACTTTTCCATCGCCTTTGCCATCATCAATAAGTAGATGACTCGACTTGATTTCATTAGTTTTAATGAAACTCTTGTTGCATTAAGAAAGTAAAACGTTTGACATGTTATGTAACCAAATACGAAAACAAGCAAATATAACCACCAAGGATCCACATGACTCCTAAAAAAATAACCACTAGTAAATACTAATGGTTATTATAATGACTCTTTAAAGTTTTGTCAACTATTTTGATGTTAATCTGTTTAATATTCTTTCTGCAAGCTGATCTACCATCTCTGCTTTATTTTGTTTATCTTGTAAACGAGCAGCAACACGGCGTGCAACTTCGTTAACGATATCTTCTTCTTCCATCATAGGACCACGCTTGTAGCCGCCACCCATACCGGGGGGATCATCGTCACCCATCATATCATCGTCATCGTCATCCATACCGGGCATGCCATCGTCATCGTCATCGTCATCCATACCGGGCATATCATCGTCATCGTCATCCATATCGACTTCTACCTCGTCGTCTAATACGTCTTCAAGTGCCGATTCAAGTGCACCCATGAAGTCATCAATAGACACCATCTTACCACCACCAGCATCGGGGGCAGCGCCCATGTCTGGAGCAGCAGCCATGTCGGGTGGATCATCATCACCGCCCATTTCCATGTCCACCTCCATTTCTTCAGATGTTACACCGGCTTCGCCAGCACCATCATCATCTTCGCGGTCTTCACCTTCATCGACGGTGTCTTCATCACCGTACATCTCTTTAATTCTATCGTCACCGATTGGTCTGAGTTCAGCAAGCTTCATGAAGCTACGAAGTTCCGCTTCGGTTAAAAGTGTTTTACGAGCCATTTTAGTTCTCCTTTAAAATTTGTAAATTTACAATTTTGGCATCAAAATAAGTCAATAATAAATAGTCTTGTTTTTTACAAAACCAAATAAAATTACCAGTCTATCCCCAACCTGCGGATTCTGGTAAGGGCTTTTTGTTCAATTTGCTTGACTCTGGCAAATGAAATTCCCAATCTCTCCCCTATCTCTCTAAGAGTCATCGAATCATTCTCATTGATAGATATAAGTGAACAATTTTTTTCATCTGGATAATCAATCCACATCCTACAATCTTTTATAGGGCAACCAATTTCAAGTTCAATACATTTTCTTGAACATGGCCTGAGTCCATCAAAGCTGCTCATAAATCTGGATGTTCCTCGGCTATTAAATCAAATATATCTTCAATCTGATCATTTGAAAAACCTGTTGCTGACATTAAATCTTTCCCCTCTTTACGAAGTTTATTAGATTTTGTTTTTTTGCTCTTAGACTGCGGTTTAATATCATCAAAATAACTAACTATTCTATCATCCTGATTGATGTAGCCTGTAATTAAGGCCCTAAAAAATTGTGATTGTTTCATTCCATCGGTTCTGAGTCTAACAAGAAGTTGTGCATGTCGATGGTCTGTGTCCGTAAAGACGATTCTCTTATCGTTTCTGCCGTATTTTAATTCTTCACTCACCACTTTCTTCCTAAAATATGTGTTCTACTCTCTCCCATGCCGGCAGGTGTTTGTCTAATCAACTCAGCGGTTGCTTGAAACTCAGTCAAGTTTCTTGCTCCACTATATGACAATCCAGAGCGTATTCCACGCTCAAGGTCTTCAAGTATTTTAACCACAGAACCCCTGTATGGTACACGGGCCGATACGCCCTCATAAGAGGAATAATTACCACGCCAGCTTACCTGAGCCTCTTTGGAAGCCATACCCCTGTATGTTTTCCATCTTGAGCCAGATGCATCCTCAATCACTTTACCGGGTGTTTCATCAGTTCCTGACAGTAATGATCCGCACATTACAGCATCAGCACCACACGCAAAAGCTTTTACCATGTCGCCAGAATTTTTTATACCTCCATCAGCAATTATTGTAACTTGACGGTCGGTAAACGCGCAGTCAATTATAGTTTGTAAACCGGGAACCCCGTGCCCAGTCTGAACTCGGGTAGAACAAATTGAACCACCACCAATATTACATCTGATAGAGTCTGCACCCCAGTCTGCAAGGTCGTTGATTCCGTCAAGCGTAGCGACATTACCGGCCATTATATGTACATTGTCTCCAACTGAATTTCTGATACTTTCGATGGCTTCACGCATCAATATATGGTGCCCATGGGCAACATCGACACATAAAAATGTTGCACCCGATTCAATCAGAGCTTGGGAGCGTTCAATATAATCTCCTGAAATTCCAACAGCACCACCAATATTCATATTACTTGAACCTATTTCAAGTGCCATTTGAATCATTTTAGATTGCATTTCAATACCATTGTATCTGTGAATAATAGCTGCTCCGCCGCAATTACCAACTGATACGGCCATGGCTGTTTCGGAAATAGTATCCATAGGTGAAGCAATAATAGGCAAATCAAGCACTAGACCATTCCCTAAATCAGTTTTAACAGAGACTTCGGTCCTACTTCTGATATCCGAATATTTTGGAACTATGAGCACATCATCATAGGAGAGAGCTTCATTTAATTTTGGCCATGTCATTTTCGATTCTCCATAATAAACTTGCGAATATCAGAAATACGATACCATGTTTTCTCATTTGGCTGGTCTGGATCTTTTAGTATTCTGACTTTTGGGGTGGTGTTGCCTGTATTAGTTTTAATTAAAGATATAGTTGGAACACCATTAAACTTCAACTTTTTTTCAATACTCGGATCATTATCAACATTGAATGCGAAAAAATGTATGTCTTCGTATTCTTCTTTCGCGGCCATCTCTTCGTAATAATCTTTTAGATTATGGCATAGATGACAGCCATTAGAATAAAATTTAACAACACATACTGCTTCTTCTTTTACTTCACCCTTCAGAATTTTCTGAAGTGCAGTCGGTGATAGGCGACTCACGCTCATTTAATACCTCTCTTGTTTTTTCAATACACTCTGGACAAAAAAGTCTCACAATTTCTTGCTTAACAACAACATTCCAAGATTGTACCATTTTTTTATCTTTCTTGTCAAATGATTTATCGCATGCACAACATGAAGTGGGCAATTTACCAAACAAAGCTACATGATTAGACATTTCATCTGTACTTTTTTTGCCAGCATGCTTTTTCATAGCTCTTCGTTGTTGCCTGTTCACTTCTTTTTCTTTCCTTTCTTCTGGTGTGCTTGAGAGTTTTTAAAGGTTTGAGATTTTTCAGCTAAATACTCCTCGTCAATAACACTTTCATCGTCTTGTTCTTCATGATCAGTCTGAGTCTCCTCGTCCTGCTGCTCTTCTTCAACCTTGGCAGAGTCAATAATATCTTGTTTATACCCTCTCAAGGTTAAAAGACCACCTTCATAATTAGCCAGCTTTAAACACAGTTGGGCAACCTTGTCAACATCACCCTCCTGTTGTTCTCTCTTGTAAATGTCTTTAATCATTCCATATGTTTCAACCACATGTGATTGCAAACGTAGAATCGATGCATTGAGTCCTTCTTCGGTCATAATATCTCCTATCTGTTAATACCTTCGACTTTCCATAGTCCACCACTACTGCCGTCAAAAACAATTACGGCAGAGGGGAAGGGGGCAGAATTATCACTGTCCCCAAATTTCAATCTTCCTTTTACAAAGTGAATCTCGGAAGCTTTCATAACATAGTCATGCCAATATCTTGTATCGGTCCTCGCGGGGATTAGCATTACCACCTTTGTATCGGGCTTTTGTGATTCTTCGTAGGCTTTTTTAATCCACTTTTCAATGCCGCGGCCATAGGGGGGATTAATAAAGCTTGTGAAGCCTCCCCAGTCCTTTGATAGTCCATCCTCAGCCTCAGTAAAAAAGTTCATACACTTCGCATTGCTGGGGCTTGCACAAGGGTCAAGGTCAAAAGGACCAAACCGCCAATCAAGTTTTAAAAAGAAGTCTTGTGGTGTAGCCCAGTTGCCAGTTTTTGAACTGAACATAACTAATTTTGTGTTGTTATCCATTTATTTATCCTTATTGTTTAAAATGCTTGTTAATATATTAAATGCCAGAGTATATGAGATTCTCTTTCGAGCATAATGCTTGCTGGACATTCTGTAGTTAGTGAGAAATAAACTATGATATTTACTTCTTAGATCTTCTATAGTAGAATTAAATTTATCGGCTATAAATTGTTCATCTTTAATTTTTATATTCGTTGTAATAGTTGCATTTGTCCTGTCCGATATCTTGCCATAAAAAGGCTCTTGATTCGCTAAAAGTTTAATTCTGTTGTCCATACTTCCGCCATCAATGGCCCTAAGTTTGAGCCCTGTTATAAACTCATTATGTGGCTTGTCTTTGATTAATCTCTTCAAACTATACTCAGACTCTGCTTTTTCAAATAAGTGTCCCGCTATTCTCCAGCCTGTTGCGCTGCTTAGGTCAATATCAATAGTTGATTTTGATGGATAAATAGTAGCTGGAAATGGACCTTGCTGAGGGCCACGGTCAAATTGAATACTGCACACAGTGTAGTCGGTATCATCAAAAACTCTTTCCTCAAAAATATTAATCTTGTCAATATGATATTTTGTAAAAAACTCTTCTCTAAGTTTAGTATCTCTATCACAAAGAAAATTAAGAGGTATAATCATTATACCACCAGATGCGTCTCCATCAATAAAAGATTTTACAAAACATTTATATAAGTCGGACTGTCCCCATTTTCTAAACACCTGCTGTTCATTGGTTTTATTAGAAGCCAAATACGGAGGATTAGTAACTATATACTTATCTTTATAAATGGGTGGATTCATCAGTGTGTCTTGTCGCGTAGTGCTTGAATCTTTTGGATCTAAGTCAAATTTTTCCCAATCTGTTCTGGAAGACCAATTTATCAGATCTCCTCTACCAACAAATGGTTCAATCAATCTCACACCACGTGGTATATCCATACCTTGCAAAATATAATCAGAGTTTGTTGTGTAAAATTGACCCAGCTCAGATTTAATACTCATCAGAAGTTGTAATCCTTATATTAGGGGATGCGTATTCATTGAGGGAAGCAATTTTTTTATGCGTATAATAGTCTCCATCCACCAGTGCAACAAACTGCTTATCTCCATGCTTTTTATCATATCTCTGTGCCTCCTTCAAAAAGTCGAGCACATCGCGATATTGATTATCTTGACCGCCGCCAGAACCAACAGTCACCTTTGCAAAGATATATTCACCTTTTTCACCAAGAAAGTCCATACTTTTAGTGGCTTTACCACCCCTGTCATCGCCTTTAATAAGAGACCCATCCATAAGCCTAATGGCATTTGGACCCATACCGGGCAACTTGTTAACACATACATTTTTTTCTGACAAGAACTTCTTCTGTAGTGCCTCGCTCATATTTTGTTTCGACGCGGGCATGGCAAAGAGTGAAGCAGTTAAATCACTTGCAACTATAATCGACAATGCTGTATTTACATCGAGATCCATCCCAAACCTGCTTAAATGGTTTTCAATTTTTGTAATAAGTTTTTTACATTCACCCTTCAGTGGAGAGCCAGCAAGAATCAGTTGTGATAGTTCTTTTACCTTTTCAATATTCTTTTTATTTTGCGTCTTTAAGCCTTGGGTATAATAATCAGAAAATTTTTGCTCACTCATCAGTACTCCCAAGGGCTCCGTCGCCTCTATCGCTAATTGTAATTGGACTACGATACAAATCACCCGATGTGCTTTGCACAGCTCGAAAATTTACAACTGGTATCATCACAACTTGCGCAATTTTATCGCCCGACTTAAGAAGCTGAGGGCTCTTACCAACGTTGTGCAGATTGATGAAAACTTCACCATCATATCCAGAGTCAATAACACAGGCTCCCACTAGCAAAGAACGCTTAGAGGCCACAGAACTTCGATTCTTTACCTCAAGCATATATCCATGTGGGATTCCGAATCGCAACCCAGTTGGGATAATACGACTTTCACCGGGATTTACTGAGACGACCTGACCATCATTAGTCGGTGAATAAAAAACATCAAGCCCTGCATCTGAAGGGTTGGCTCTTTGTGGATCATGGGCGTCAGGGCGCGTTCGGGCATACTCAATAATCATCGTTTGCACCACTAAACAAATTAAAGTTATCTACAATCTCATCAATGTCCACATTGTCCTTAAACAAGCGGTATGCTTTGACTGCCGCTCGAATTTCATCGGTGTTCAGCCAACCATTCTCACGGAACTCAGTTCGCAGTTCACGTTTTTGTTCCTTATATGGTTCCATCGCTTCTTCAATAGCATTGAGTGAGCGAATATATTCTTTTACGTATCGTTTACGTTCATCTTCTGTTGACACTATAACCTCCTTAGTGTGTATAAATTATAACCAGCCTGCAAGGCAAAGTCAAATAGTTTTTGGGGATGCAGAGAAGAAAATTTCATCAATGCATTCAGGTGCGTTATCGGTGATAAACTTTATAAAGCCCTCTTCACCATCTGCAAATAAAACATCTGGATTTTTCATACCCCAACTTTTAACATCTCGTAAAACATCAACTTTGTTGAATATAAGTTTGTTGACACCATTCATACGAATAGCTTTTTTTAATTGTCCAAAGTCTAACCAATTGCATTGTCTAACACGACCAGTTGTTGCACCAAATTCAGAACCTGCAGCTTGAATTTGTTTAAAAACAGGGTTGTTGGGCTGAAACTTTTTCTTTCCGACATAAGTTTCATATACTTTAGCAACACCCCAAATATCTCTTATTGATCTTGGATCAATTCCATTACTAATGACCGCTCCAACACCACAGTTGCTACTGGTCACATATGGATACTCACCCCAATCAACGTCTAACCAAAATCCTTGTGCGCCTTCCATTAAAATAATAGCTTCATCATTATCGTAAAACTCCTCGTATATGTCAATCAGGAACGGTGTCAGTAGTTTAATATTTTCTGCCCTAACACCAGTTCGCCCGTATTTATCACGATATGCGGGTCCATTGCCAGACTTAGTAGTTCCAATTTTTACATCTTTAGTGTCCTCTAACACATGATCACGAGTAATAATATGTGCATTCCTAGCGATCTTGACATTGTTCTCAACGTCAATACCATTTTCAGCTAAATAATTTAGCTCTTTTAAAAATTTATCTATGTTAACAACGCATCCGGGGCCAATAATAGCAGGCACACCAAAAAATACAGAGGCGGGAATATGGTGAGTAACAAACTTTTTATCATTGTGATAAATTGTATGTCCCGCATTGCAGCCACCATTAAAGCGCACGCAATGAGTATAATTTCCATTCTTTAAAAGTTGATGAGTGACTTTCCCTTTTCCTTCATCACCATGTTGAATACCTAAAACAATATCTGTAATCAAATTACCTCCTATACCTTAATATCGAAAAGATGTTTAATGAATTTACGGACAAGATTGTCTTTCTGTTCATTTGTTTCACATTCAGAAAATGCATAATTATAAGTTGTCTTCTTTTGTTTCACTTGCTGTTTCATAATACCTAATTCTTTTTTCATCCAGCGTATTTGCTGTTTATAATTTTTCGGACTCTTAATTTTAAACTTTGAAGCTAAGTCAAGTAATACAAAATACTTTCTTTCATCTAAAGCTTCTTTAGATTTGTTGAACATATTAATCATATCATTCCTTTCCTCGATTGTCAAGGAAGAACTTAACTTATCCGGGTGTAATTTTAAAGCTAATGCTCTGAAAAGCTTCACAAACGATTCATGCATCTCAAGTTCTTCTTGAGTCATTTCATATTCAGTTTGATTATTTTTATTAGGTCGGTTAGAGAAGGTTGATAGCAAATTTTCATTATCGTGATGAACGTCAATCTCAATCACCTTGTTATTGTCAGGCTGTTCAGCACAATAAAGTTTATTAATTTTTTCGTGGTTCTCTTGATTAAGTTTATTAATATCAATATTGTTTTTTTTACAAAATATCTCATAATATTCTAGAAAATACTTATTGTATTCATAAATTATTGAGTCAACCAAATCAATTTCTTCATTAAGAAAAGATAATTCATTGATTAATCTTTTCCACCTTATTATATCGATATTAGACATGTGTCAACCCTCTTATATAAATAGAGGCGATCGACTAATGAAGTCCAAATTCAACCTTGATAGAAACACTAAAGTCTGGAACATATCCGTGATTAGCCAAGTTATGCTTTAAGCACTCATCATATTCCAAAAACCAGTCAGAATGTCCTTTATCGTGTACGATGTCGAGAAAATAATCTGAGTGGTGGCCACAGTTTTCCGCCATCATATGATATATCTTCGTATTAAGACGATCAGTTTCTTCGGCCGATGCTTTAATCTCTTCAACTTTACCCCAGCCCATAGAGCTAACATCATGAATCATTAATGTGGAATCTGGATCCATATAGCGATGCCCTTCAGCACCAAAACTAAATAATATCGCACCACATGACATAGCTTTCCCTTGAACGATTGTAGCTACTGGCA